ATGTTCGTTGAGCTGGTCTATGACAAGCGTAATGTCAATGGGTTGGTGGGAGCCAGGGAGATAATCCTGGCAGAGCTGACGAAGCGAGTGCACCAGATTTTCCCTGATGCCGAAGTGAAGGTGAAGCCGATGCAGGCGAACGCTTTAAATAGTGACGCCAGCAAAAGTGATCGGGAAAAGCTGAACCGCATGCTTGAGGAAATGTTTGAAGACTCCGATATGTGGTTGGTTTCCGATTCTCCAACAGTCCGTCAGGTTGGACTTTAGCTATCTCTCAGGTACTATTCCCGGCGATTGCTCGGGCATGAACACTGAGCAACCACCCGCCGCCTGTTCTTGCATACGACAGGCGGCGGTTTTCTTTACGAAGCAGGTTCCTGTAATACTGCCCCATCTGCTTCTTTCTGACGCTGATTCCAGGCACTGCTTTCAGGCATATCGAGACGCACATCGATCCAACTGTTAGCCGGCACGTCCATCAGTTCACCTTTGGTTTTGATGATCTCACCTTCATCGCTTAGGATGTATTTGCGTTTATACAGGCGGATAGTCAGACCGCCGCTTTCGGTTTGCTCAGCTTCAACCACACCCAACTCCCCCATCCCTCCCGGGTCCATTGGTGGCAATAACTGCCAGCCCTCAGAGGCCAGTCCCGCTGAACCAGTTAGGACATAAACACCAACATCCAGTCTTGATATCTTGATCCCTTCAGCTTCTTCATTGGCAGTTCCACCTCCACACCAGCTGAAACCGTCAGAATCAATATCCTCACGCTGGCAGTCCTCACGGGATTTAACAATACGGGCGACAGGGGACGCCGCCTTCAAAGTACCATCACTTGATTTTGTCGTATTACCAGTAGTGTAAGCTTCATGATAGGCCCATGCGCTCCCACTGTAATATGAGAACCAGGTACGACGTAGAGAGTATGCCTGATGTATTCGGGTTGGCCTGTTGCCCCGGTTAAGAATGATGGAGGTGAGTCCGGTATTGGATTTCAGTCCCAATTGAGACAGACCATCATTTTGATGTGAGGTAAATCCGGTAGGTGTGAACCCATCCATATTATCGAGGGTTGGACCGTCCGCCTGAATAGCACCAAGGTTAAATGCGCCTACCTGCATGACGTTTCCGGCAGCGGTTCCTATGTCCTTTGTCGCGCTACTTCCTAAACCGAGGTTTGTGCGAGCGTCGGCAGCATTCGTTGCGCCTGTCCCGCCGTCCGAAACTCCTACCGCCCCATTGCTCCCTTTCTGGACCATTTTGCCGATCGCCGGAATGGTTACACGAGCGCCGTTGATGGTAACGGTGATGTTCTGGTTTGCTGAGGTGGTGGCGAACGTCTCCCACGCGCCGATGTTTTCGTCATACTCGTTGATGAGCTGAGACATGCTCTGCGCCAGGCCGTCGACCGAGAGACTATCAGTAACAAGAATGCCGTATTTCTGTCCGCTCAACGCCGGAGACGCGGCAGGCGTAACCGTCAGTGACGTCGCACTGTTGATGGCGGTGATCTGAAACATCTGTACCGGGTTAGAAAGAACAAACAACGTCTGGCCAACCCGAATCTGGCTGGCCGGTGCCGTCCAGTTCGTGCCGGTGCCGGTGGCTGTATTTCCGTTAATGGCGATGGTGCCAGTGTTATAAAGCATATTTTCTCCAGGCAATAAAAAACCTCGCCGGAGCGAGGTTTGTTTTGAAACAGAATGAGTTATTGGCAGGTGGTGCTGGTGAACGTGTTGGCGCTCACCCAGGTCCAGTTAAATGGATAACCGGCGCGGTACTGTGTCTGGTTGTTTTGTTTACGGACTCCGTAGATCGGGACACTGCTTTCCTGTCCGCCAATCAGGGCTGTTCCCGTGCATACGGGTTGCTGCTTTTCAATAACTCCAGCGCAACCGGAGAGCAATACCGCTACCGCCAGGCAAAGAATCATATTTTTCATAGTGGTTATATCCCAGGGCATTCATGAAGCTACACAATAACAATATGAATCAACGGGATATAATTGATTTGGTAGATCAATTATTTGAAATTGATCGCTCAAAACGATCAATCATAGTTGGCGCAGTTGATGGCCATAATCACGTTCCTCAGATTCGAATACGTAACGTTCTGAAGGTTGCCGCCTGGGGTTGTCTGCGGCCTGGCGAATATCCGCGTATTGCTTCCCTCAAGTTTTGCCATGCTCTTGTATATGGCCGAGTAGGGCTGCGGTTGTCCGCCAGCCGATATAACCCCGGTAATTAGCCCCAGCATGGCAGGCATACAGGCCCACTTCCCCGCCAGAGTTGTATTGATGTTGTATCCTGAGCTGGCATCCACCCCGGCGGTACCGAGGGTGACAACATCGCTCAGCGTGCGCGTTTCGTTTGTTAAAATCAGCGTCCCTGATGCATCCCACACAGCCAGCCCGTAGTCTGGCTTTGTCTGCGGGAAAATAGAGAAAAAATAAACGTACGCTGTGCCGGTTGCATTCGGTCTGAGAAAATCAATCGTGATGGTGTTCCCGCTTATCGTCTGAGTGATTTCGACCTCAACCGTGCAATGAACGAAGGCGACAACAGGCTGACCTGCGGGGAATGTGTGCGTCACTTTGGTATTGAACCCCGATGTTCCCTGAAGTGCCGCTGTCTTTCGCGCCTGAAGAGCGATTGGCGAGCTGTTCGCGGTCACCCATACTTCCCCGCTCGTCGTTGTCAGTAAACCGCCATACTCCGCCATTTATGCCCTCTCGATCTGGAAAATGAGATAAGCCGCTGCCGCAGGCTCAGTCCCTGCTGAGTAGTCGGTATCCCCTACTGCTGACACTGTCGCGGTTCCCCCTGAAATAGTGATCTTCCTCCGACTCGTTCCAAACTGATCACCGTTCATGACCTGAAAATAGGTAAGCCTGCAACCCGGTGGAAGCGCTACGGAGTAAGAGCCTGTTTTCTGGTTCTGGGCCAACTGGAGATAGCCACAAACACTGACGGGCTTAATGCCATAGTTATTTACCTTGCCTGATGTGTCCCAGGATTGAACACCGTATTCAGCCATAGTTTTCTCTTTCAAAAAAAAGAGGCCCCATAAGAGGCCTCCAGTCACCATGTACCAGTGATTCTCCCAATCTGCACCCTCAACACATTGTTGGAGTCCCGCACGCTTATAGTTTCGTTTGTCTGTTTCATTGCTCCTTCGCCCGCGGTTGAACCGTAGTTCTCAAGCTTGCCCGTCCTAAAGTTTATGGACAGGCCAGACTGGTTCGGAACGTAGTTAACCGAGCTGATTGTTTCAGCCAGTTTCGCTCGCGTGATAGTGGCATCACCTATTACCGTATCCCTGATAATTACCTGCCCGTTCTGGATAACGAACGGTAAGGTCACCGTGGCTCCGGCCTGGTGAGTAACGGCGAAGCGGTCAGCCAGGAAGATAACCTGCGACTGCATGCCGGACGGCGTATTCTCCACGCCTATCCCCATCCCTGCGGCGTAGTACTGGCCATTGCTGGATAACCCGACCTTGATGCTGTACATCGCCTTCAGATCCCCGTTAACGTTCGCGATGGCCTGAGCGTTAGTGGTAATGGCTGACGTATGCCCGTTGATGGTCGCTGTGATGCCGTTTATCTGCGTGGCCGTGGCCTGCTGGTAATCGGAAAACGTCTGGTTCAGGCTGTTGATGGATGCCTTGTTTCCGTTCACGTCAGTCTGCAAACTCAGCAGCGAACGCGCCGTTGCCTCTTTCTCGTTGACGATCACCTCATCAATGCGATCCAGCTGCGCGCTGTTACCGGCGACCGATGCCGACAGCGTTTTGCGCGCGGCCACCTGAGCCAGATTGCCCTGAATAATCGCGATGGCGGAGTTCTTCACTCCCCCCGCCATGCCGTCCACAGACACGCTGATGTTATCGATGCGCTGGCCCAGCGCGGTATCGGCCGTCGCCACTGTCTGCTCAAGCTTGCTCAAAGAAGAAGACACATCTCCGACCGTGCTCGACAGGTTTGTAACGCTGGTCTGAACCTTCCCGATATCCTGGGCATTTTTGGCAATTTCCTGCGCCTGTTGCGCCAGTTCGTCGTTGGCCTGTTTGATGTCGTTAGCCATGCCAGCAATTTTTTCATTGCTGTCCACCGCGTTCTCGATCAGGTCTTTGAACGTATCGGAGCCTTTCATGTCCTCCAGAATGGCATCGGTGATATCGGATACATCAATGCTGGCCTGTCCGCGCACAAAGTCTGTATACCCTGATTCGTTTCCGCTGCGGTCCACCAGCTGCGCGCGGTACCAGAAAATTTGCCCTGCCTTAAGGCCCATCTGCTGATACTTGCGCTGCGGATAGGGTACATCTGCCAGCAGCATCGCATCGTCTTCGGTACCGGTCAGGCTGTACTGAATTTCCGTCTTCAGCGTGTCGTCGGTGTTCGCCGGGAATCCCCAGCTAAGCTCGATACCGAAAACCACATTATCAGAAGCGATGAAGCCGACCGGTTTCGGCGGATTGCCCACTTTACCCGTAAGATTTACTTCTGATGATGTCACCCATACTGATGAAACGTCGCTGGCGTTCACCGCCCTGACACGGACCAGATAGCGACCCGAGTAGATACCCTGCACTTCAAAGCCGAGAGAAGACGTTCGGGGCACACTAATCCAGTTGCCGCTGTCACGCCGCCATTCCGCCTCGTACGCAACTGCACCCTGAACAGAATCCCAGGCAACGCGCATAGTGGTAATCGCAATGTTCTGGTTAACCGTAGAGTAACTGTCTACGACAATATTTCCTGGGGGAGCCTGAACCCCCGGTGGAATGACACTGACTGGCCGCTCGTCCAGTCTTGCGCCGGTATCAACAGCGGAATAGATATCAGGGTTGTAAGTCGTCCCGGTGACCTCGAAAGTGCCGTCGTTGTTGTCCCGCGTTCCCGTAACACGGAAAAGCGCTATAAACAGATCGTCAGAGTCCACACCCCAGTTACATTCAGCCTCCGGCGTTTCGCTGTAGGGTGTGGTGACAGTGACTGTGTTTCCGTTAACGGCCTGGACGGTTCTGGCCTGAGCTGTGCCTGATGGAAGATTCAAAAACAGCCGGTTCCCGGCCTTCACATCAGCGGCGCGATCGAGGGTTATGTTGCGGCCGTTAACCCCACTCACCCTGCCGCCGATAGTTCTTCCGGCCAGCTCGTTAGCAGCCACGCCGATCACCTCCCCGACAGGTGGAACGTCCATGCCCGTGCTGAAGGTCACCACCTCGCCGATACCGTTAGTGAGCAGCGCCCAGCGCCCCCGCCGGTTTGCCTCTGACTGCCTGGTGCAGCCGATCGCAGTCATTTCGAGCTGACGATAATCGAAGCGCATGGCCAGATCGTTATCGTAAACAGGCTCAGGCGTGTCTTTATAGTGGTTGGCAGGGTCTGACCAGTTCACCAGCGCGGCAGTGTTTCGGGTGGTTTCACTCGGATCCGCAAAGGTAAATTTTCCTTCAACAACGCTGGCGTGGTTATAGATGTGCCACACATCCCGTGGCATATCAGCCAGGACATACATCTTATTGTCGCCCCAGTACGTCATGCCGCGAAATATACCCGCCAGATCACGAAGTACAGTCCAGGCGTCATTACGGTCCTGGATATAAACGTTGCAACGAAAACGAGGCTCCGTCCCACTTCCGCCCTTGCCATCTGGTACCAGTTGATCGCAATACTGGGCGATGCGATAAAGCTCCCATTTGTCTATCTGAGTCGCATCAATTCTTTGACCCAGCCCGAAGCGCTCGTTCAGAATGATGTCGTAATAAATCCAGGCAGGATTATCCGTCCATGCCCATTTAAATACGCCCTCCCATGTACCAGAATAAGTGCGGGTTTCGGGATCATAAGTATCAGGTACACGGATGATTCGCCCTTTCGGATTACACACAACCTGAGGAATGCCATTAGGGAACTGCTTTGCGTCAAACTCTACATACAGCAGCGCTGTGTTAACGTAGCGAAGTTTGGCGTCAATAATTTCAGTAACGGCCACAACGCGCATGGTGTCGACGATATTCACGCTCGTGGAATCCGGCGTGATTCTGCGAACCCGCAACTGCCATCCAGTCGAGGCTTTCGGAAGATTGACGCGGTGACTGCGCTCATAAAGCGACGTGGTTTTGTCATCAACAGCACCGTTAACCACCGTTTCATACGGCCCGCCATCGACCGACAGATCGATAGCATACTCTACGCGGGTGCCGACTTTATCGCCGTTGTTTTTCTGGAGTAAAAGAGTTGGCCATCCCAGGCGAATTCGCAGCGCAGAGAGCTGCGTGTTGGATACCGCGCGCACGTACGGCACAGCCTGTTTCAGCTCGTATGAAACCTGAAGTTCGTTTTCAATGCCGGGGAAGCCCTGAATGTAGTCCTGGTCCTGAGTACCGGAACGGAACTCATATTTCACATTATTGAAGTTATAACTTCCGTCGGCGTTCTGAAGAGGCGTGTAGGAAGATGAGTCACCAAGAAAAATGTTTTTACCATCAAGCCCGCCAGCGAACTCACCCTCTCCAAGCGCAATCAGCACCTTTGCCCTTGCAATGGACTGAATGCTGTCCGGTGCTTCAATGGGTGTTCGGGTCTGATTGCTGCCACCTTTACCGCGGCCTTTGATGATTGTCGTCGTCATATCGCGTCCATAAAAAAGCCACCGTCAGGTGGCTTGCAGTACGTGGTTTGGTTTATTGCTGATCTTCTGCATAAACCCCGGCGGATATAATGGCGCCGCCAATTTCCCGTTGCCCATAAAGCAGGGGAACGGGATTGCCAGATGCTGTCGTGTTAACGGGACCACCAAACGCATAGGAGGGTTTGTTATCAGGTTCCTGACGCATTCGCAGACCTGAAACCTGAGGAGAGAGCATCTGCACTACACCACCAACGGCCATAGAACCAGCTGCGGCATATAGTGCCATTTGTGTGCTTGCTGCCCATCCTATTGGGTTCCACCAGGTAAAGGCCGCAATTGCGGCGGCAGTAACAATTTGAAAGAGCCCCGCCCTTTTACTACCGCGTATGACAGGGATAATACGGAGCTCATCACCAGGCCCAAGAAGATCAAACTCTTCCTTGCCTATGTTTATTTGGTTTCGGAAGATGACAAAGTCCAGCCCTTTCGCTCTGGTCTCTCGCAGGTAGGCATCAAATCCGTCAATGGTGTTAGAAAGTGCCCTGAACACTTCGCTGGCCGACGTTAGTGCGCGGCGATGTGTCCTGCCAAATCGCTGAGCCATTGAGCCGCTGAGTTTGATAACGGTTTTTCTTTCCATTACATCAAATCCTTATAACGCAGAATTTTGATGGTACGGTCACGGTAATAGCCACCGTAGGGAATACGCTGGCTTAGCTGGCCATACATGTGATGCAGTAGCATGTTGCCATCAAGCAAAATCCCGGCATGGTTCGGGACGGTGGACTGAACCTGCATGATAACCATGTCACCTGGCTGAGCGGGACCGTCGTACTCACGAAAACCGCATTCCTGCCAGTTGTCCATATAGAGGTTTTCACCCTGCTCCCACCAGTGGCGATCTACGCTGTAGTTGGGCAGTTCAATGCCGTGTTCGATGCGGAAATAGTCCATGATGAGAGACCAGCAGTCTGCATATCCGAGAACAAACTGGCGCCCTGTGAGGGGTCGGTCTCCGCGAGGCATGACGGTGCGAATGTCGCCCTCCGGCCACGATGCAATAATCCACGGCAGTTCCGTGGCATCACACATCAGCATGTCGAGCTCGCTCGGTTGGGTTGTTGCCCCGTCGCCGGGGTGACTGTGGACGATCGCCACCACAGTTCCCTGCTCTTCGGCGGCCGCATAATCCTCATGATTGAGTTCAAATTGCTCAGTCGGCGACTCAGCATTATTTTTGCAGGGGATGTATTTCTCCACCCGCCCCTTCTGAATAACCACGCCACAGCACTCCTCGGGGAAGGATGCGGCGGCATGCGCCAGAATGGCGCTAACTGTTTTGTCGCGCATGATTATCCTCTCAGAAGTGAAGCCCCGGGGAACCCGCCATAATCCAGCTGCTCATTCTCTCCGAAACGAGGTTTGCAGCCCGTTGACAGCAGTCCGGAGCAAACATCCTGTGAAGGATCATCCACCCGGTTGCCGTCTTTATCGAACCAGCCGTTTTGCCCGGCGTAGGTGCAGCCATTCCCGGTTTTGTACCAGCCCCGCATGCACCACGTGCACATTGGCTGAATTTGCCGGGTCGGAATGAGTTGCCCGCGCAGATCGGCTGGACTGGAAAGCTCAAACTCTACGGTTTCATCGTCTGATCCTGATTTACGGTCGATGTAATAAACCTGTTTGCGCTCCTCGTTGGGATTCGCAGTCGGGTTCCCGTCAGGAAAATTTCTTACGTCCAGATAGTGGGCGAAGGTGTCATGGATGATCACCTTTGCTTTAGCCATCCCCTGAAATCTTCGGCACAGCGCGCCAATCGTGCCGCTGATGTTTGCAACGGTGAGAGACGGCCGTGAACTCTGGCCGTCACTGCTGACAGATATGCCGGTCAGTTCATACGGCCACGCGCCATACTCCTGCCCCTGCCACCACACCGACTTCGGCTCAAGTTTTGACTCGTCGCCGCCTGCGGCGATGATTTCCGCCTCGGTATGGGGGATTGTCTCGTTGTGAAAGCGAAGAATACCCGCACCGAACGCTGAGCCGTCCACCTCGATCAGGCGGACGCGCTTACCCGGTTCCAGTTTCTGGACATCAGATGAAATACTCATGGATGGTATGCCTGTATGAATGTGCTGCTGAGGGTGTATTTTTTGTTGCCGTGGGTAGATATCTGGAAGGATTCCGCGCGCCATAAACCTGAAGGCTCAAGCGGCGGCTTCCAGATAAATGACTTCCACCCTGTATGTCTGTTCAGAAAGTTTTTAATGGCCTGAATGTAAGCCTCGTCGCCGGTAAAGCTCACGCTCCACTGAGGTGTTACCGGGTTGATGCCGTCCCCGGCCACCTGTGTATAGCCATCGCCAAACTGCGCCTTTCGGGTACGAAAACTTGTATCAACCTGAGAGGCAACCTTTGGGCACCAGCTGAAGGTTTCGACTGCCATGGTTAAACTCCCTTGATTAATCGCCACAGAGGCGAGCCCGGCATGCTGGCCTGTTCGTTAATGACACCAGTGATGGCATCCTTAAGCTGCCTGCCTGCTGCTCCGGCAGTACCCTGACTGGACGCCTGTGGAGAACCGCCCTGAATATTGATATCGCCGAAGTTAACTGAAGGCACGCCGCCAGAGACCTGCGGCATCCCTACTGCGCGAACAGCAAGATCACCATTAGGTGCCCGCGTAAGCGGCATAATGGCTTCCGGACCAGCCTCGGCAAAAACCCCTGCGCCTTTGGCAAAAGCAAACAGCTGAGGCGTCTGAAAAACGCCATTGCTGTAAGCGCTCAGGGACGGAGAGTCGTAAACATTACCCTTCGCATTAAATGTGAAGTTCGCGCCAGCATTCTGAATAGCGGTACCGCTGCTGGCGGTTGCGGCTGTCGAGGCACCAAAACTGAACAGTGATCCAATTGAGCTGACACCATTAGCAACAGCCATGTTCACCAGAACGTTCTGGATAATCTTCAGTACGCTCACGCCCCAGTCCTTCCAGCTGTCAACGTTGCCATTAAGCATGTCGGTGATCGTGGTGACCGCCCCCCCCATGGCCTGCTTCATGCCGTCAGCGGCCATGGAAGAATAGTCAGTAGCTTCGTCCACCCAGTTCGCATAACCCTCAGACAGTCCCGTCATCCAGTCGTCACGCTGCGCATCAGAAGCAGTGTAATATCCCTCCTGGTCGCGCAGGCGCTCTTCTAGGTAGCGCTTATTAAGTGCCAGCCCCTGCTGATAGAACGTCTCGTCGATTTCACCAGCCTGACGCTGGCGGAGAAGATCGGTATTCTTCTGCTCAAACTCCTTACGCAGATTGAACTGCTCCTGAAGTCTTTCACGGAACCTGGTTCCCTGCCCGTAGCCCAGCAGTTGCGCTTCATTGGCTGCGCGGGCGCTGGCGTTACTGTCAGCAAGGTTGGCTTCGTAATTTCGCAGTTGCTCACGCAATTTAACCTGGTCAATCAGCGCAGCATTCTGCAATACCGTCTTTTTCTGGGCTTCTGTCAGAGAAGCAAGTTCGCCCTGGCTGACCTGGTATTTAACCTTCGCCAGTTCAGTATTCTGGCCTTGCAGGGCAATCTGCTCTTTTTGCTGCTTGATAAGGCGCTTATACACATCCTCGGTTTTCTCGCCTTCGGTTTTACCGCCCTTCGCCTTAGGTTTGTTGGCCTCATTATTCCGCCATTCAGCAAGACCGTTATTAATAAACTCCTGACGGCCTGTCTGGAATTGCGGATCACTGGTTAACCCCAGGTCATCGGCTGCATAACTCAGTCGCAGGCGCTCTTTTGCTTCACCCTTCCGGCGTGACAACTCCAGATCCCGGCGGCTCTTTTCGAGGGCATCGGTTTGCTTTTTGTCGAGGTCGGCCTGAGGAAGTCTGAGCGGGACGTTAGCCAGCCCTTGCCGGGCCATTAATAGCTGATTTCCCAGACCCAGCAGACGGTTAAATTCAGTATGCTGACCATTCATCATGATCATCGATTGATATACCGCATTCTGTCGCCAGGCTTGTTCGCGTATTAAATCATTACGACGCCGCTCAATTTCTTCGAGAGCCTGCTGAATGCCGCGAGATTTATCTCGCATGTCATTCAATTTTCCCTCTTCAACAGCGAGTTGATCCGTAACAATAGCTATTGCTTTAAGGATATTTGCATCGTTCTCGCTGGTAATGCCCGGTTTTCCACGCGATGCATTCAAATCGTCGATCTGGTTCTTCAGCTCACCAACCTTTTTGGCTTGCTCATCAACCAAACGATTTTGTTCAACGAGAGCCTCAACGGTTTGCCCACGATTTTCATCCGTCTCGGTCAGAGACATTTGTGAGGTTTTTTGCCTAATTTCATCAATCTGACCAGCATACTCCTGGGCGGAACGACGTGCCTGCTCCTGATTCTGATACATCGTGTACCAGGCACCGGCCCCCAGCATCAACAGCCCAGGCAACCCGCCGACAAGACCCAGCAGGCCTGTAGCGCCTGTTTTTACAAGCCCCAGCACTGATGTTGCAGAGTTTAGTGCCTGCTGAGAGGCTGCAACGGCTCTGTTTGACTGTACCAGTGCCGCATTTGCTGTAATCATTGCCCGGCGCTTGGATATGGCATTTTGAGTGGCAGTAGCCTCAGCATTAGTATTCTTTGCCAGCACAAGTTCTGACTGGGCAAGCTGGTAAGCCCGCTCAGCAGCAATAGCATCGGCAGCGGCCTTGCGCTGTGATTGTGTGGCTGTACTTGCCCTTGCGGCGGCGAGCGCTATTTCATTTTTCCTCGCTTCAACCAACTGCGCCGTCTGGCTTCCAAGATCGCCAATCATGCCGCCAATAAATCTTGAACCTCCGATGGCCGCCAGCACGCCAGCAGCAGAGGCAACGGTATTGATATTATCTGAAATCGCATTCAATGCCCCGGTTAGCGCGCTTGTCGCCCCAGTGGCTTCATTTGCACCACCTACCCACGCCAGAAATGCGTTTTCAATTTTGGTCGTTGCTGATGCAACGGTCTGTGGCATCGCGCTATATTCATCCTGTAACGCCCCAAGCTGGCTGATTAAAGCCGGAACAACTTTATCGGCGGTAAGTTGTCCCTGATCGGCCATAGCCTTTAAGTCTTTCCTGGCGACACCCATGCCGGATGCCAGTGCACGAATAACGCGATCACCGTTTTCATTGACGGAGTTAAATTCCTCGCCTCGAAGAACACCCTGTGCTAACGCCTGACTAAACTGTGTGATTACTGAGCTGGCTTCAGACGTGCTTGCGCCTGACAGCTTAAGTCCTGTCGATATAGCTTCGGTTACTTTCAGAACCTCTTCTGAACTGTAGCCATACTCACGCATGGAGGCGGCTGAACGGGCAAACAGGCTGGCGTTATCTGAAAATGCGGTTCCGGTTCGCTGGCTAATATCCATCAGTGCACGCTGTGACTCTTTGAAGTCATCGGAGGATTTTGATGCCTGCTTTAACCGGGCGTTAACTGAACTCCACTCATCAGCCAAAGAAATAAGGTGCCCGGTGGCATATGCTCCTGCAAATGCCCCAGCAAGACCAACAGCAGACGCCTTTGCAGAATTAAGCTGCCCCGTTAAATCAGCTAAAGCCCTCTGAGTTTCTCTTGACGCTGCCGCTGCCTGGCGGCCACCATTTTGCATGGTTCGGTAATAATCCTGCCCCATGCGTGAGGCGCGGGAAATTTCCGACTGGAACGATTGGGAGTTAGCAGAGATTTTGATTATCAGTTCGCGAAGAGTTGCCATGCTTTCACCAAATAAAAAAGCTCGCACACAGCGAGCTTCGTATTGAATAAAATTGCCCTACCTGCAAAGCGTCTTATAGACCTCAAGAAATGCCTTGTCGTCCTCTTTAATCACCACTGCTGAACCATTACTTGTTAATTTCCCATCGATAATCTCGACATAGACGTAAAATTTATTACGATAACTTGTGCCATCATTATTTTTTTTGTAAGTCACATCACCACAAACGTATGCTGCATTATCACCATACTTAAAATATTCAGCGTTAAACTTAGCATCATCTGGGTTATTTAATTTCTCTCTGACGATGTTTTCGCCATTTTTAATAAAATCATTTTTCTCAGGCTTACACGCGCTGATAAAAAACAAACACATGACGGCTATAATTAACTTTTTCATTTTTGCACCTTGATTGCATTATTCATGCTAATGCTAAACCCAGGTACTAGATTTGTCACTGAGTTGCAGCTGTAAGTGCCGCCTCAAGCCCTGCAAACGGGTCCTTCGGTTCTGATTGCTCATCGCCACCCCATCGCAGGATCGCATCGTCCAGCGGTACTTTTGCCCCCTGCGAACCGTAGATGGCAGAGACGAGCTGGGCTGCCTGAATGTCGCCACGGATATCGCCAACCGGACTTTGCCTGTCGAACTCAATCCACATCAGAAGCTCGCTTGCAGTCATGCTCTGCCGTAGTTCTGAAAGCGTGCGCCCCATCCGGAGCGCAAGCGACATCAGAAACTTTACGCCGGGGGTTGAGACTTTTCCCGCGCTTCGTCCGCGTTGTTGATC